TTAAAACAGGCATCTCGTTTTTTAGATTTGATGAAAGAAAATAATATGAATAAGTTTACCTTGAATCTTATGTTCAAAACTTTTTTTAATCGTTATGTTCGTGAGGGTCGTAGTTTAATCGGTGCTCGTAATACTGCAAGAGATTTTGCACAGTATTTTTCAAATGCTTTGGATAAAGAGATTGATTCTAAGAAGATGAAAACTACAAAAGATAAATACTTAGAGCTTAAGAATAAAGGTTTAAAATTTATTGCTGATAATCAACAAGCAATATACATGACTGTTGCATCCTATATGAATTTACAGGCTGCAAAGAATTTTATGATTCGTAAATTACAGAAAGTGAATACGTTTGGAACTTTCTTAAGAACACCAGATGGTTATCGTGTGACTGCACCTGAAGGATTCGTTGCAATACGTTCAGGTCGAGCTCTTAAACTTGTAGATCGTTTAGAGTTCAGTCGTGCAAACTTTACAGCAGATAAAAATTGGGAAAAAGGTAATCCCATGCCCACACCTAAACTATGAAGAGTTTTTCAAGATTTATATACGAAGCAGTATCCTCTCAGACAGTTGCGAATCCAAATCCAAAGGATCCCAACGATGCTGATATGACGGTGGCGTTTGGTCGTTTTAATCCACCCACAACAGGACATGAGAGGCTTTTTAAAAAGGTCAAACAGGTTGCTGGTAAAGGTAATTATGAAATCTATCCATCAAGATCAAATGACCCAAAGAAAAATCCATTAGATCCTGATACAAAGATTGGATATATGCAACAGATGTTTCCAGATCATGCGAAACATATTATGAATAATCCAAATGCAAAGACAATCTTTGATGCCTTAAAGGGTGCAAATGAGAGAGGTGCAAAGTCTGTTAATATCGTGGTTGGTCAGGATCGTCAAAAAGAATTTGAAAATTTAGCAAACAAATATAATAATAAACTCTATAAGTTTGATCGCATTAATGTGGTATCTGCTGGTGATCGTGATCCAGATGGAGAGGGTATCAGTGCAATGTCTGCTTCTAAATTAAGAAAGGCTGCTGCGGATGATGACTTTGATACGTTTAGAACTGGCATACCGCAAAGTTTGAAAGATGATAGAGCGAGAGAGTTATATGCTGCGATACAAAAAGGAATGAAGACGAAGAAACAACAGAATGAAATGTGGCAGATTGCTCCAAAGTTTGATTGGAAAGGTCTTCGTGAAAATTATATGAATGGAAACATATTCCGTGTTGGTTCTATTGTAGAGAATGATAACACTGGTTTAATCGGTAAGATTATTCGGACAGGTGCAAATCATATTATTGCGGTGACAGAAGAGAACATCATGTTTAAATCATGGATCAAAGACATCACTGAGAAATTTACAGAGATCTCTGGTGTGCCTGCAAGTCAAAGAGAAGTAGGAACAGATGCTTTGAGAGATTACACTCAGAGACTTACACATAATCCTATCATCATTAATTTTATAAATAAATCTAGAAAGAAACGTGCAAAGGGTAATGCTTAGTTCAAAATTACAAAAAGATTTAGCTGATGCCTATCAGAAAGTCTATGAAGAAAAGAGAGGACATGCAGCTGGTGACAGTGATGTGGAGAAACAAGCATCTCAATTAGCATCAGATGTAAGATATAAAGCGAAAGGAAAACTCAAGCCTGGTGTTTCAGAGGAAGAGAAAAAGAAAGTATTTCTTCAAATACTTGGTGCATCACCAGCACCTAATGCAGTGAAAGCAATGGCGAAACAAAAACTTTTAGGTGAAGAGGTAGTTACAGAAATTTCTATAAGAGAAGCTCTTAACAAGAAGATGAAAGAAAAGAAATTAGTACAAACTGAGGCAAAAAAACCAACTGCATTAAACGTTGCTATTGACACTGTAAAAGGATCAGGATCTTCAAAGAAATCAGAGAAACAAACAAAAAGAATGAATACAGGTGGTGACGGAACAGCAGATCAATCCTCTATGATTGAAGCAAAGGTTGATGAGAAAACACCAGAATACAAGAGAGCAACTAAAAGAGATAAAAGATATGGTAATCCACATGGATCACTTGAGTTAGGTGGTGGTATTAGAAAAGATAGAAGAGCAGATCACGAAGCAAGGCGTGGAAAAAAAACAAAAGGAGTTGTAAATGAATTTAAAAAACTAGATCCTGTAGGACAGGAAGATGGTGACATCAATAATGATGGTAAGAAGGATGGAACAGATAAGTATCTTGCAAATAGACGTAAAGCAATCGGTAAAGCAATCGCAAAGAAACGAGTAAAGGAAGGATTTTCTGCGTGGAGAATTGATCTAGATTTCAACGAACAAGTAAAAAAGTAAAAGGGGGACTGGTTTCTCCCAAGTCCCCAAATTGCATAGTCATGCCTGACAAAGAGGGGTCTGACGATGAAAAAACAACTAAGGGTGTTGTAAATAAAAAACAGAAACAGATGATGGGTGAAGAGGGGTATGATATTGCCAGAGATATGGGAAGAGTAAAACCATCTAAAGATAAGAAAGATGCGACTACAATGCCAGTGAGTGATGAAGTCAGAAAAACACAGAAGGTAAATACAGGCCCATCTGCACTTGACCGTGTTTTAAAGAAGTATGGCAAGTCTGTTATGAATGTGGAAAAGAAAAGTAAAAAAAAAGCTAACGAAGAATTAGATCTCACAAAGATTGCAGAGGCCTTTGGTGGTCATGTTGTGGAGGCTAATGGGAAAAACGAAAAAAAGAATAATAAAAAAAGAGATTCCATCCAAGATTTTATCGATGCTGATGATGTTTTTGATATAAAAGCAAAAAAACAATTTGAAAAAGATATTGCACAAGAACCTGATACTGATGCAAAAGAAGATGAATTTGCAACAGGAACTCAAAAACCTAAACCAGTAGTCAAAAAAACACAAGCAAAAAATTATAAACCAAAGGCGCCTGGAAAAAATATAAAAGGTGAGCAAGGAATAAAATTAAATCCTTTTTCGGGAAGAATAAATCCGAAAACTGGTAAGGTAGAAGAACCACCACTAAAAATAATTAAAAAAGGATCTACTGCGGCTAAACAGTCACAAAGAGCGCCTGCACCCCCTAAAAAATCAGATGCAGAAAAAAGAAATCTAGATCCGAAATCAACTGATTATTTTGAAAAAGATTTAGAGGCGACTGGTGAGCCCATAGGTTCGCCTGGAATGAAATCTGACATACAAAAAGTAAAAAGATATAGTGGAAAAAAAGCTGAGAGAGATGTTGAAGGTGGTGGTAAAAAAACTGGATCTCTTAGTAAAGGAGATCTAAAGTTTTCTGGTGATAAGTCTTATCGACAGTTGAAAAAGGATATGAAAGGTAAGGAACTAACTGCTGCTGATTTGTATCAACAAAGAATGCAACAAGCATATGACACTGGTTCAGGCGCTCCTAGATTTACTAATCTACCTGAATTACCAGCTGGTAAGGGAAAACCAAAGGGAGAACCTCAAAAACCTAGACCTAAAGATGAACCAGCAATTCAATCTGGAATTTATTCTGGTAGAGGTGTAGGAAGACAGGAAAAAATTCCAACTAGCAAAACTCAAGAAACAGGCAGAAGAGCTTCTCAATCAAAAGATCCTGCTTTAGAAAGAGCAGCTCAAACTGGAATTAATCCTAGAACTGGTGAGTATTATCCTGATACTGAAGCGGGTAGAAAATTAAGAAAATTAGATTTTCAAACAGGAAGAGGTCGTGCTGTTAATACAGAAAAGAGTAAAGGTGATAAAAGTTTTAATAAATTTAGAGACGATAGTAAAATTTATCAAGACCCACAATTTAAAGATGAACAAGGAAGGCAAAGAGATAGATTTAAACAAGATGCGCCAGGTAGAGAGGGTGAAAGTATAACAATGAAGTCAAGAGCAAGTCAGTTTAAAACAGACTATACTGATCCGATGAAGGTCGGTCAAAAGTTTCAAGATCTTGCAGATAAATCTCAGAAAGCACAACAATCAATGATGGGTGCAATGGGTGGAATGATTGCAAAAACAGCCTTCCCTGCATCAGCTGGTGCAGAAGCTGGATTAAGATTTGCTCGTGGTGATAAAATGGGTGCAACTCTATCAGCGTTACAATCAATGGGTGGTGGACTAGGATTTGGTGCTGGAGTCTTAAATGCTTTAAGATCTATGAGTCCAAAATATACACCAGCTCCTCGTATCCCTACACCTAAAAGTAAACCTGCAAAAATTACCACTGCTACACCCCCTGATAAATCTGGTGCGACTGCAATACAACGAATACCTAAAGTTAGACAACCAAAAGTGATGGAACCGCCAGGCGGAAAAGAAGCAATGATGTCTGCTGGTGGAGTGATGTTGTCTAAAATATTACAAAACGTGAGAAATTCTGCGAGAGATGGTGGTGCTATTATTTCACCTGTTAGAGGTGGTAGAGCTGGACGTAGATCAGCCAAACAATAAGTATCATATATACTAGGAGTGTATTTTACAGAAAAATGTTGTCATTTTTATTACCTTTTGCGTCAAAAATTATTTCTGATGCAGTGAAAAAGATTCCCGATGATGCAGAATTGGGAGAAAAATTAATTGAAATTTGCGTTATAATTTTAGAGAAAGCAGTAAAGTTAACTAAAACATCTGCTGACGATAAATTACTTGAAACTGTCAAAGCCGCACTTCTAACTAGAGATTAGTTTTTATAAATATCTCTAGACAAAGAAATTTACTGGAAAATTAAGATGGCTTCATGGAGTAATACTGATGCGGTGACAGGTCTTGCGACAGCTAGATATACCGTTGCCGCAAATGCTAATTCAGATGGAACTGTAACTGTAACAGGAACTGGAAGTTCTTTTGGTATTGATGGATCTGCTGGTGTTGGTGACATCATAAGATTTGGTGCTGCTGAAAGAAGTAGAACAATCAACGTTGGTTCTGGACATACATACTTTGGTGACGCAGTGATCGTTGCTGTTGCAAGTAGTGAGTCAATTACCATTGGATCAAGTGCTGGTTTAAGTCAAGTTGGATTTACAACAGGTGCAAAATTCAGTCGATTACCAAAATCAAGTGTTAAGGATCAGTTATTCTCTGAATTGAAGACTGATGCTGACCGTGTGGTATATGGTATTTCAACTGCAACCAGTGGAAGTTATCATGTTGGCCATCAGGGATGGGTCGGTGTTACAACTTACGTTGATATGCACGGAACGCTTAGAGTCAAGAGTGAAGTATTAGTTGCGATGTCAGGTATTGACACTAATAAATCAACCATTGGTAACACACCCTCACTTTCATATCCTACAACTGATAGAAACTCATAATTATGTGAGATAAAATATGAGATTTGATGAATTGAATGAAGATAACTACATGATGTTTGCAATTAAACATTATGAAAATCCACAAGCAGTAACTCAAGAGGACTTCTATGAAGACCTTAAAAAGTTTAAATACATAAAGAGACTTCTAAAAAGATATCAGAAGTCTGGTGAGCTTAAATCTCATCTTTTACTAAATCATTTTATATGCTTATATAATATATTTGATGATGCTGCAACTCCATTGCTCTTCTATAAGATAGATGAGGAACTTTGGTCTGTTCTAAAAACTTTTTTAATCTTCTTAGGAAGAATACCTGAGTATCCAAAGACAGCAATTCATGATGTTCCAGTAGATGTAAAGTGTTTAGGAATACTTAACAAAGTCTAATGACAAAAGACAGACTAGACAGAATATGTCAAATGGTAAGGTCTCTCAAAGAGGAAGCAGGCCCTACCATGTCTGTTGGTGCGAGTGGATATACAGGTGATGCAGACTCAAAAGGCCCTGCTGCTGGGTATGATCCAGTTTTAGGAAGAATAGATCGTCGAAATAAAAAACAAAAAAATTATCCAAAACATTATGTTCAGATGTATCGTGACATGCAGAAAGGTAATCGACTGAAGAGTGTGATGACGTAATGGATAATAATAACGTTAATTCAGCAATATTAGAAAGAGTTGAGAGAGTTGTAGAGGCATTACAGGACAACTCTGTCAAGATGGGTGAACTCCTGGCAGTTCATAATGAGAAATTAGATAAACAAGATCGCATTGACGCAGTATTATTTGAGAAGATAGACGGTCTTCATAAGGATATGGATCGTGCTACAGACGAAATCAAGAAGGGATGTGAGAGAGATATACGTTTAGTTGATCAACGTCTTCGTATAATGGAAAAGAAGATGTGGTCAATCGCTGGTGCATTAACGATTATAAGTTTTGTAGTTTCACCAATGGGACAAAGATTTTTAAGAGGATTGACACAAGTGCCTCAATCAAGTATAATACAGAAAAACTAGAAATTTCTAGATGAATTTCATTGATTCCAAGTTCATAGGCTTGGTGTCTTCACGATTAGATCGATTCAAAAAACTGAAGGCAAACCTATATAATTTTCGTTGTCCTATCTGTGGGGATTCTCAGAGACATAAAAACAAGGCGAGAGGATATATCTATGCTAAGAAGGCAGAGTCTAACTATAAATGTCATAACTGTGGTGTTTCAACTACTTTTGGAAATTTTCTTAGACAAATAGATCCTCATCTTCATAAACAATACACGATGGAGAAGTTTAAGGAGGGTCTTACAGGTAAACATCGGAATATTCCCAATCCAACATTTGATGAACCAGAGTTTGCATTCAATAAACCTAAGTTCCGAAAGAAAGATATTTGTGATGAACTTGTAAAAATCTCAGAACTAAATACTACACACCGAGCGAAAAAATATCTTATTAATCGTGGTATAAACGAAGACACTCTTAGAAAACTCTACTACTGTCCTAATTTTAAATCGTGGACAAACAAGCATAAGAAGACCTTTGACAATACCAAAAATGATGATCAAAGAATCATCATACCTCTGAGACATCCAGATGGACAACTGTTTGGATATCAGGGGAGATCACTTGACCCTATGACAAAGATGAGATATATCACTGTCATGCTCGATCAAAAAGCACCTAAACTCTATGGACTGGAAAAAATTAATACCCAAAAACCAATTTACATTCTCGAAGGGCCTTTCGATTCCCTCTTCGTGGAAAACTCGGTTGCTATGTGCGGCTCCGATGTTGATATTCGGACGTTTGGTTGGAGCGATTATATTTGGGTTTTTGATAACGAACCTCGCAACAGAGAAGTCGTCAATCGAATCGAGAGATGCATCAATCATGGAGATAAAGTAGTCATTTGGCCATCAAATATACAGGAGAAAGACGTAAATGAGATGATACTTGCAAAATATAATATTCATGATATAATAAAAACCAATACTTTTTCAGAATTAAAAGCAAAACTACAATTAAATCTTTGGAAGAAGGTATGAGTAACGGAACAAATGTAAAGAAAAGAAATGGTTCAATCGAACCATTGAATCTTGAAAAGATGCACGTTATGTGCGAGGAAGCTTGTAAAAATTTAGCGGGAGTTTCCTCAAGTCAAGTTGAAATACAATCAGGTATTCAGTTTTATGACGGTATTACCACTGCTGCAATACAAGAAATACTAATCAAATCTGCAAGTGATTTAATTAGTCTAGACAATCCAAACTATCAGTTTGTCGCGGCGAGATTACTTTTGTTTTCTCTTCGTAAGAGTTTATATGGTCGAATCAGAGAACTACCAACTTTATTTGATCACATTAATAAATGTGTGGATAATCAAATTTATGATGCTGATATTTTAAACAAATACACAAAAGAGGAGATTGATCATTTTGATACTGTAATTGATCATGGTCGTGACTTCATATTTACATATGCTGGTTTACGACAGGTTGTTGACAAATATCTAGTACAGGATAGAAGTTCTGGACAGGTGTATGAGACACCTCAGTTCATGTATCTTCTGATCGCAATGACCATATTTGCTGATTATCCACAGGAAACAAGAACAGATTACGTTACCCGATACTACAATGCCATTTCCAAACACAAAATCAACATCCCCACCCCGATCATGGGGGGAGTCAGAACCCCACTCAGGCAATTTGCATCTTGTGTTCTCGTTGATGCTGATGACACCTTGGATAGTATTTTTAGTTCTGATATGGCCATTGGTCGTTATGTCGCACAAAGGGCTGGAATCGGTATTAACGCAGGGAGGATCCGTGGGATCAACAGTAAAATCCGCGGCGGAGAAGTACAGCACACAGGGGTTGTACCTTTTCTCAAAAAATTTGAAGCGACTGTCAGATGTTGCACTCAAAACGGCATTAGAGGTGGATCAGCAACTGTCCACTTCCCGATCTGGCACAAAGAAATAAGAGACATCATTGTTCTCAAGAACAACAAAGGAACGGAGGACAATCGTGTCAGAAAACTTGACTACTCTATTCAATTAAGTAAAATATTTTATGAGCGATTTATCCAAAACTTGCCTATTACTCTATTCAGTCCTCATGATGTGCCTGGGCTGTATGACGCTTTTGGTAGTGATACCTTTGACGAACTCTATACTCGATACGAATCAGACGAGTCAATTCCTAAAACCACAGTCGGAGCTCAAGAGTTAATTCTTGACATTTTAAAAGAACGTGCAGAAACTGGTCGTCTATATTTGATGAATATGGATCATTGTAATACTCATTCATCATTTTTAGATAAAGTCAATATGAGTAATCTATGTCAAGAGATTACATTACCAACAAAACCACTAAAACATATTGATGATCCAGATGGTGAAATTGCTCTCTGTATTTTATCCGCAATTAACGTTGGTAAGATAAACAGACTAGAGGAATTAGAAGACCTCTGTGACCTGTCTGTAAGAGGTTTAGAGGAGTTAATTGACTATCAAGGGTATCCAGTAAAGGCTGCGGAAAATTCTACGATAAGAAGAAGATCTCTTGGTATTGGTTTTATTGGTCTTGCACACTATCTTGCAAAGAATAATGTTAAGTATGATAACAGTGAATCATGGAAACTTGTACATGATTTGAGTGAGGCATTTCAATACTATTTGTTGAAATCATCAAATGAAATTGCAAAAGAAAAGGGCAAGTGTGAATACTTTAATAGAACAAAATATTCTCAGGGTATTCTACCGATTGACACATATAAAAAAGATGTTGATGAAATCGTGGATAACAATCTCAAATATGATTGGGAAAGTTTAAGATCATCAATTGTAGAACATGGATTAAGACACTCAACATTGTCCGCCCAAATGCCATCAGAATCGTCCTCAGTCGTCTGTAACGCAACAAATGGTATTGAACCACCTAGAGATTACTTATCGGTAAAAAAGTCAAAGAAAGGGCCTCTCAAACAGGTTGTTCCATCCTTCGGATCCTTGAAAAATAATTATACTCTGCTCTGGGATATGAAAGATAATGAGGGATATATTAAAGTTATTTCTGTGATGCAAAAGTTCTTTGATCAAGCAATATCTGGTAACTGGAGTTACAATCCAGAATACTATTCTGACAATGAAGTTCCTGTTTCAGTAATGGCAAATGATCTTTTGACTACATATAAGTACGGATGGAAGACTTCTTACTATCAAAACACAAATGATTTAAAAACAGATGAAGTCGAGGTGAAGGAAAGTTTGAACAAATTATTAGATACGATTGAAGAAGAAGAGGATTGCGAATCCTGTAAAATTTAACTAACGGAGATTATTAAAGTGCAAGGAATGACTGTTTTCAACACTCAAGATGTTGATACAAAAAAACAACCAATGTTTTTTGGACAACCATTAGGTGTCCAGAGATATGATTCGTGTAAATATCCTGCTTTTGAAAATTTAACCAAGTCTCAATTAGGTTATTTCTGGAGACCCGAAGAGGTCTCTCTTCAAAAGGATCGTGCTGATTATCAGAATCTAACACCAGAACAAAAACATATCTTTACTTCTAATTTGAAGTATCAAATTATGTTGGATTCTGTTCAAGGTAGAGCGCCAGGAATGGCATTTGCTCCTTATTGTTCTCTTCCCGAACTTGAATCTTGCATGAACGTCTGGCAATTTATGGAAATGATCCATAGTCGTTCATACACATACATCATTAAGAATGTTTATTCCGATCCGTCAGAAGTTTTTGACACAATTCTAGAGGACGAGAAAATATTACAACGTGCAGAAAGTGTAACCTCATCATATGATGACTTCGTGAATGAAGCTCATCAATATGATTCCTCTAATCTCTGGGATTTTGCTGTCAATGGTGTACCATTAGGAAAAAATCAAAGATATGAACTCAAACGGAAACTCTACAGGGCAGTCGCCAATGTCAATATTTTGGAGGGAATACGATTCTATGTATCATTCGCATGTTCATTTGCATTCGGTGAGCTCAAACTCATGGAAGGATCTGCTAAAATCATTTCCCTCATCAGTCGGGATGAAAACCAACACCTAGCAATCACACAAAATATTTTAAACAAATGGAAGGATGGTGATGATCCAGAAATGGAACAGATTGCTGAGGAGGAGAGAGAAAACACCACTCGCATGTTTAAGAAGACAGTTGATGAGGAGAAAGCCTGGGCAAAATACCTTTTCAAGGACGGAAGTATGATTGGTTTGAATGATAAATTATTAGGACAATATGTTGAGTGGGTTGCAAACAGGCGTATGAAATCAATTGGTCTTGACACCATCTATGATGTCTCTGCTCGTAATAATCCACTTCCTTGGACACAACATTGGATCTCATCAAAGGGATTACAAGTTGCACCACAGGAAACAGAGGTCGAATCATATGTGGTTGGTGGCATCAAACAGGATGTCAAAAAAGATACATTTGCTGGATTCAAGTTATGACCCTAGAAATTATCTTATTACTTGTCTCATTACCATTTGTAGGACTCACTCTATTCTTCGGAACAAAGGGTGGGTTTTATGACAGTGATGATTATCAAGGACATGGAACCGCACATAAGGTTCTGATAGATGACGAAACGAGCATATAAGAAATTTCTTATAAAACGGTATCAAATGTTACTAAATGTATTGCCTATATAGAGTATATGTGTTAATATTAACACATCGTTCATCCCATTAGGGACGCAAGTAAGCCGACTCGGAACGGAATCGTTCATCATCATGTTATCTATTCTGTTAATTACAACTCTTTCTTGTGCTGATGCAAACTGGATTGCAGAGGGTGTCGCAACAAGTAAAATTATACCTATGGAAACAAAGGTAGAAATTTTAGAGAATATACTTGATCAATGTATAGTGCGTGGTGACGCAAAAGCCGACTGAAGGAACGGGATTAAAACCCCTACTACCGAGGACAAGCAAATGGCAACAGTTACTTACCGTGGTGTCGAATATGACACTGAAGAGTACAACGCAAAAGTTGTTGAAGAAGCAACTCAACGCAACAGACACGAACTCATGTATCGTGGAATCAAAGTTAAAAGTAAGGCATTACCTTGCAGTTAACAATTCACAGGAGGGTCTAACCCTCCTTTTCAACTAATTGGATCTAAAATGTATAAAGTGAAATATATCTTTGATGTTGACGGAACTCTGACACCGAGCAGACAACAGATCGACTTTGATTTTTTAAATTTTCTACTCGACTTTGCAAACAGGAACGATGTGTATCTTGTCACTGGAAGTGACAGACCAAAGACCATAGAACAAATTGGAAAAGATTTATATTTTGCTTGTAAGAGAGTCTATAATTGCTCAGGAAGTGATGTATATGAGAAAGATATTTTAATCTATCGCGATGAATGGAGTCTGCCATCTGATGCGGAAGAATTTTTGATGGACGAATTGCATCATAGTAAGTTTCCAATCAGAACAGGTAATCATATTGAGACAAGGCCAGGCGGTGTAAATTTTAGTGTCCTTGGTCGTGGTTCAGAAGTAATTATTGAAGAGAGACAGGAATATGTAAAGTGGGATATTAATACGGGTGAGAGAAGGGGTATTGCTGATAGATTTAAAAAAAGATTTCCTGAGATCGGATGTCAAGTTGGTGGACAGACTGGACTTGATATCTCTCCGTTGGGATGTGATAAGAGTCAAATACTTCGTGACTTTGAACCTCAAGATACGATCTATTTTTACGGTGATAAATTAAAGGAGGGGGAGAATGATTATCCTCTCGGTCACGCAATTGAGGAAAGAAGTTTGGGTATGGTTTTTGAAGTGACTGATTATCATCACACTTGGAATCTTTTAAAATGAAGACACAATCAGCGAAAGCAAAAGGTAGAAAATTACAACAATGGGTTCGTGACCAGATCATTGAACAACTTGAAGTACATCCAGAAGATATTGAATCACGCAGTATGGGTGCTGGTGGAGAGGATTTAATTATGGCTCGTGCCGCAAGACAGAAATTTCCCTTCAGTGTTGAGTGTAAGAATGTAGAGAAGTTAAACGTATGGGAAGCATATGAACAGGCAAAATCAAATTCTAAAGATCATGAACCAATTGTAATAATGAAGAAGAATCAAAAGAAACCCCTAGTGGTTGTGGATGCTGATTTCTTTATTTCACTATTTAAGAGAGGAGATAAATAAATACTAGGAACAATTTTAAAGTTACAAATTTAGGTATAAAAAAATATGGCAGATAGATTTCCTTTGGTGGCAAATGAGAGTGCTGGTCAGATTCAAGAAATACCAGCTGGTGATAACTTAAATTTGTCAAATAATAGTATTGTTGGTGTTGGAAGTGTCACCGCAACCTCTTTTGTTGGTGATGGTTCTGGATTAACAGGTGTTGCATCAACAGATAATATCCGAACAAACACCAACGCTACATTTTTGCAAAATGTTAATGTATCAGGAACGGTCACGGCTACGAGTTATTCTGGTTCGGGGGCTAATCTTACCTCCTTACCAGCAGGAAACCTAACAGGTACTTTACCAGCAATTAGTGGTGCAAACTTAACAGGTATTTCTGCTGGTGGGATGACGTTAATTCATAAAGCAGTGGTGAGTACTGGTGCTACTGTTAGTCAAATAATCTTTCAAAATCTAGACTATGATTCCATTTACAAAATTGTAGGAAAGAAAATAGAAATGTCCAGTAATTATTATCATGAATTTAAACCATATCTAAATGGCAGTTCAAGCGTATCTAATAGTGCTTGTAATTATAACTATCAATATTATTGGGGTGGTTACTCCAACGTTAGTTATGGTGATTGGCGAATTAATGATGGGGGATATTATGGTACTAGTTATGGTAACAATTCCGAATTTGAATTTGAATTTCACACAGGCACTCCTACTTGGGTAAGAGGTACAGGACACTACTTTGATAATTATCAAAGTTTCTGTAACATGTGGGGTAATTTAAGCCCAAGTTATACTCCTTATTCAAGTTATAGAATATCTGGTATGCGTCTTTATAACTCTCAAGGTTATACTTATAATGCAGGCAGCACATTTTTACTTTACAAATATAACGAAAGCTAATGGATCAAATAATAAACGGCGTAACAGTCGCAATGACCGCCGCAGAAATCGCAGAATTTAATGCAGGCCTTAATACAGAAGCTGAAATTCTTGCTGAAAGATGGGAAGGGGTGAGAAATCACAGAAATCTTTTACTTAGCCAGACTGATTGGAGAGCAAGTAGTGATCTCACATTGTCAGATGATTGGAAAACCTATCGGCAGGCTTTGAGAGATATAACAACTCAATCCGATCCAACTAATATCACTTGGCCTACAAAACCTAGTTGATGTTAATTCATAAATAAATATACAGATTTAAGCAAAAAAATATGGCAGATAGATTTCCGTTAATAGTAAATACAGGTCATGATCAGATTCAAGAACTACCATCTGGTGATAACTTAAATTTGTCAAATAATAGTATTGTTGGTGTTGGAACTGTTACTGCAACCACTGTAAACGCAACCACTTTTGTTGGTGATGGTTCTGGATTAACAGGTGTTGCATCGACAGACAATATCCGAACAAACACGAACGCTACATTCTTACAGAATGTTAATGTATCAGGAACGGTTACAGCCACGAGTTATTCTGGTTCAGGAGCTAATCTTACCTCCTTACCAGCGGCAAATTTAACAGGTGATTTACCAGCAATTAGTGGTGCAAACTTAACAGGTATCTCCGCTGGAATGACACTTGTAGGTGTAACAACAGTTGGTGCAACGGGAGGTAGCCCCACTTCATTTGAGTTTACAAGTTTAGATCCTGATAGTTTATATTACATGAATGGTTGGTTACGACTAGCAAGCACTGGTGCTCAATTTCTAGCTCAAGCACAAATGAGACAAGTCCACGATAATAATTTTTATAATTTTGGTGATCTTAGTGCTTATGAGTCATCTACAAAAACTATGAATACAGATTATGGTAATCAATCAAGTAGTTACTGGTATTTTTATAATAATTATACACTTTCCAATGAACTGTGGTTTGATATGACAATTTCAACATACACTTATCCTTGGGTGCGAGTAAATTACGGTGGTGGTCGCCAGAGTTATACGACTACTTGGGGATCAGGAAATGGAGCGTGGACTAGTAATGCATCTGGCATGAGAATAGAGGGAATAAAACTTTATAATAGTTATGGATCTGGTTATAATCAGCCAACTAGAGTTCACCTTTACAAACTTCAAACAACTGGTGTTGGAACGCACTATTAGAGTTCACCTTTACAAACTTCAAACATTACAACAATGAATAAGATGGTAAATGGCGTATTAGTCACAATGACTGACGCAGAAATCGCAGAATTTAATGCAAGTCTTCCAATTAAAACAGAAACCGATGCTTTAAATGATAAGTGGCATCTTGTAAGAAATGAAAGAGATGATTTGTTGGCAAAAACTGATTGGGTTGTAACGAGAGCATCTGAAACAGGAGTCGCTGAAACTGATGCTTGGAAAACCTATCGACAAGCTTTGAGAGATATAACAACTCAATCGAATCCATATGATATTACTTGGCCAACAAAACCAAGTTAAATTGACAACATAGTCAAACAATGTTATAATGTGGTCAATCGAAAGTAATTATGGCCACACTTGTATTCGATCAGGAGTATCGTATCGCTCGTGATACACCTTCTGATATTAACGAACATATCGAAATATTAAAATCTCTTGCAGATGAAGTAGATCACGTAACTGAAATGGGAACACGCACAGGTGTCAGCACTCGTGCATTTCTAGCATCAGATGTAACTCTTCGTGCATATGATCTTTTCTTAGATGCAAGAGTTCAAGAACTATTCAAACACGCAAAAGACAACGGTAAGGATGCCGAATATATACAAGGTAATGTATTAGAACAGGAGATAGAGGAAACTGATCTTTTGTTTATAGACACTTGGCATTGTTATGATCAACTGATTGCAGAACTGACAATACATGCACCAAAAGTCAAAAAATATATTGCATTCCATGATACTCAAACTTACGGCACTCGAAGTGAGGAGTTCATGGGTCGTATCGGAAGTAATGGTTTATTGCCCGCAATCATACATTACTTAATTGAAAATCCAAATACTTGGCGTTTCAAGATACATCGAACAAACAACAACGGCTTGTCCGTTATTGAGAGAGTATAGACACTTTATCAAGTGTCCTATTGACTTTCCCATTTTGTTATTCTAAAATTGTAGAGTAACCAAAAAAACTATGAAAGTTATTCTTGAAAAATTCCCTTATAGATATATTGAGATGGACAGACTCTTAGAGAATGGACATCCCGATTATCGTATTCAGAAGTTTAATGACTACACACGAAGATACAATGACATGTATCTTTTGGATAGTGCAACACAACTTGATTACGCTATGGAAGATTTTGAATATACAAAATGGTTAGATCCAGATGGAGTTCCGTGTTATGTCAAAGATGATAGTGAAGAAACCGTGGGGAACGTATGAGGTTCTTCTAGATGCTCCCACATATAAAGTTAAGAGAATCGTCGTCAATCCGTATGAACGATTCTCTTTGCAGTATCATAATCACCGAGAAGAACATTGGGTGGTTGTAGAAGGTTGTGGCCAAATTCATATTGGTGGTCGAGATCACACTGGTGATGTTGGATCACATTGGGTAATTAAACAAAAACAAGTTCATCGTGCGACTGCTGGTGTTGATGGTTTAATTTTTATTGAAACTCAAACTGGCGATTGTCGTGAGGAGGATATTGTGCGTTTGCAAGATGACTATGGAAGACTTGACTCTAGTGAAGTTTCCGTCTAAAATATACAAAAAGATAGAAGTAAAATGAAAACAGCTTTAGTTCTTGGTGCTGGTGGTTTTATTGGAAGTCACATGGTAAAGAGACTTAAGAGAGATGGATATTGGGTTCGTGGTGTCGATCTTAAATATCCTGATTTCTCGATGACAGAGGCGGATGAATTTATTATAAGAGATTTAAGAGATCCTGATGCAATGCGAAGAGTCATTCGTTATGGTGGTCAGAGAGGTAACTTTTACTCACAGATTGTGGATAAGTTTCTCGAACCATTTGATGAGATATATCAATTTGCTGCTGATATGGGTGGTGCTGGTTACATCTTTACTGGTGAAAATGATGCCGATATTATGCACAACTCCGCATCAATCAATATAAACCTGTTAAACGAACAATTGCAGTGGAATCAATATAAGGAAACAAATCGAACAAAGATATTTTACTCAAGTTCTGCTTGTATGTATCCATCACATAATCAATTAGATCCTAACAATCCAGACTGTCGTGAAGAATCCGCTTACCCTGCTAACCCTGACTCCGAATATGGATGGGAAAAACTCTTCTCGGAAAGATTATATCTCGCTTATCACAATAACTATAATATACCTGTTCGTATTGCTCGTTACCATAATATATACGGGCCAGAAGGAACATGGGAGGGAGGAAAGGAAAAAGCTCCTGCTGCCATCTGTAGAAAAGTTGTTAATGCCTGTGATGAGGACTCAATCGAAGTATGGGGTGACGGAGAACAGACAAGATCATTCCTCTACATTGACGAATGTATCGAAGCCACCAGAAGACTCATGGATTCTGAATGCACCAAACCACTCAATATTGGATCGGAAGAGATGGTGACGATCAATCAGTTGGTTGATATTGCTGCAAAGATTGCTGGTAAGAAAATAACTAAAGTTCATATTGATGGCCCGACTGGAGTTCGTGGTCGTAATTCAAACAATGATTTAATTCGCGAAGAACTGATGTGGGATTACTTTACGACACTTGAAGAGGGAATCAAGAAAACGTATGAGTGGATAAGATGGCAAGTCAGCAAACAGATATATGCTGAGGTTGAATGAGAATTACTATATTAGGTTCTAGTGGACAAATAGGAGCATATCTTACAGAATATCTTCGTCACAAAGGACATGATGTTCGTGAGTTTGATATGGTCAATGGTGAGAATCAGGACATGACAAAGATTCCAAATCCAGATTTGCATGCTCTTATTGCAACATCTGAATTTGTTTTCTTTCTTGCATTTGATGTTGGTGGATCAAGATATCTAAAAAAATATCAACATACTTTTAAGTTTATAGATAATAATACTCGCATGATGGCAAACGCATTTGGCTATCTGGAACAATATAAAGTTCCATTTATCTTTGCATCATCACAGATGAGTAACATGTCATACTCTCCTTATGGAGCCATGAAGAGAGTGGGAGAACTATATACCAAATCATTAGGTGGATTGATCGTTAAGTTTTGGAATGTATATGGTATTGAAAAAGACATGGAAAAGTCACATGTCATTACAGATTTCATTCGTAAAGGATTTGAAACTGGAAAAATTGATATGTTGACTGATGGTACAGAAAAAAGGGAGTTTCTTTATGCTGAAGATTGTTGCGAAGCGCTTGAAAAAGTTATGGAGGAGTACGAAACATTGGACTCACATGATAACTTACATATCACTTCTTTTGACAGCACACGCATTCTTGACATTGCGAACATTATTAGGCAGTTATTTTTATCGCATCACAAGATCATTAAACTCATTCCTTCGGAATCCAAAGATGAGGTTCAAAAAGATGCAAGGAACGAAGCGGATCCGTACATTTTAAAGTTATGGAAACCAAAGACATCAATTAGAGAGGGTATTAAAAAAGTATTTAAGGTTATGAAAAATGATTGGGTTTGATTCACTAGGAACTATGGGACGTTTGGGAAATCAAATGTTTCAACACGCTGCAGTTAAAGGTCTTGCAAGAAAACATGGGTATGAATATGCGATACCGCCAAGGGATCCAAATACTCAGATTGATAATTACGGGCTGTTAGATGCCTTTGAAATGAAAGGTGTCGATCATATCAAGTATTGTTATAATGTGGTGCCTGCACAGGAAAGATTCTTTCACTATGATGAAGAATTGATGGATATATGTCCTGATAATGTAAATGTTGCTGGATTCTTTCAATCGGAAAAATACTTTGAACATATCGAGGATGAGATAAGAAAAGATTATACGTTCAAACAGAATTGGTTACAACCATCACTTGAGTTTATGGATCAGTTTGGTGGTGAAGAGGTTCTCTTTTTACATGTTAGAAGGGGAGATCCGAATCTAACAGACAAGAGAGGATTTAAATGGGCTTACGTGAATCTACAGGATCAACATCCAACACAACCAATTGAATATTATCAGGAAGCACTTACATATTTTCCTCATGATATGCCAGTTCTAGTCTTCTCAGACTCAATTGATTGGTGTAAAGAACAGGAGATCTTTCAACCTGATCGTTTTATGTTCTCAGAACCAGAGGATACATACGATGATGGGGCCTTAGTACCATATATTGACTTATGTTTGATGAGTTTGTGTAGTCACGCGATCATTGCCAACAGTTCAATGAGTTGGTGGGGTGCATGGTTACAGAGTAATCCACATAAGAGAGTAATTGCACCTAAGATGTGGTTTGGTTCTGCGTATCAGTTTCACGATACAAAGGATCTTTATTGTGATGATTGGACAGTATTATGAAGTATGAAAAAGTAGCAGTTATCTTTATCGGAACTGATAAGTATCTTAATTTTCTTCCTGAGTGGTATCAAAGATGTGAGAAAAATTTTTTACCAACGATTCAAAAACAATATTTTGTTTTCAGTGATGGTAAAATTGAGGGTATGCCAACGAACATTAGTGCTTATCCAGAAGAACATCGACCATGGCCTTTCATAACTCTTCTTAGATTCTCAAGTATATTAAAAGCTGAGGATGAGTTAAAGGATTATGATTGGATTATATTTCTAGACGCTGATGCCTTTGTGGTTGATACAGTTCAAGCAGAAGAACTTCTCACACACAAACCTTTCATTGGTGTTCATCATCCATGTCATTATTTAAAGATGACTCCTCATAACGAATTTCCAGGCGCCTTTGAGACTGATGAAAAATCACATGCTGCAATTAAGGAAACTGATGATACCTCTGTTTATTTTCAAGGATGTTTATGGGGTGGTCGAGTTCCAGAAGTTTTGGATATGATGAAAGAACTTGATCGTAGAACTCAAGAAGATTTAAAAAATGATGTGATTGCCAAGTGGCATGATGAAAGTCAAATGAATAAGTTCTTTGCAGAACGTAGATCAAAGGTTCATGTATTACATCCTGCCTATGCCTTTCCCGAAGATTTCTCATCACACTGTCAATTTGAACCAAAGATAGTTCATCTCTCAAAAGACAATTCACAATATCATAAATGACAAAA